CTATTTGTAATTTAGAAGCGGCCATTGCTTCGTTCTTTTGAACCTCATACATTGCTGATGCTTCTTGAGCTTGTATATTAGCTTGAGATTGAGCTTGTATGTTTTGCTGAGCAATTTGCTGATCCATCTTTTGTTTAGCTTTACGTTTAACTTTTAGCGTTTGGTTGGCTAATTTTAAGTTTTTAACTTGTCTAATATCAATAGCATCTTCTAAAAATATTTGACCTGATTGTAAAGCGACTTGAATGTTTTCTTCTAACTTAGCAATTTCTTCATCGTCTGGCTCTAGTTCTAAGTAAATACCAAAATCAAATAAATTCAATGAACTCATTTCTTCTAGTGTACCTACGTTAAACGTGCTTACAGATTTCTTTAATGTATCGGCTAGTAAATCAAACTGTAACATATCTGCTATTCTAAGTGATATATTTTCAGCTGCTTTAACAGTTAAATATAATGAAGCCTGTAATATATGCCTAGTTGCTGTGTTTGAATTAGCAGCAGCCATTTTTTGTATACCTACTAAAGCATCTTTATCTGGTGTGCTACCATCTCTAGCTTCATTAAGTCCTGTTACGTCTCTTATCATTTGTAAATAATACTGATAAGTACCTATAAGTGATTGTATCTTTCCATTAGCACTAGATGTCTGTAATTCTTGAATAGGTATTTTACCTCTATTAGGATCTCCATCTTGCGTAAGCGATCTACCTACTATAGAACCTGTTTGGAAATACATGTTCAATGCTTCTTGAGGATTATAATTTGTACCGTTACCTAAGTCGACCTCAGCTAAACCATCAACATCTACAAACACACCATCAGGTACCATACGAGCTATAACTTGTTGTAGTTTAAGATGTGATAATTGAATCATATCAGCAAAACCTGTTATTCTTCCAACTAGCGACTCTATGCGTCCTCTGTACATTCTAGGTGCGCATATTTGATAATTCATATTAACCTTAGTCATATTAGAGTTAGGTCTTGTCATGTTCTCTGACATCCTCCAGTCTAACATTGTGTCTATACCAAGTATCTTAGCACCAGTGTATAAAACCTCTATAGATCTAGATACTCTATCAAAATTATCACTTGGTGGTGGATTAAAAAAGTCTGTCTTTACTATAGCTTTTTCTAAACCTTGATCAGTTTTCTTAATTTTAAACACTTGATTACTATAAGTTTTGTATTCAAAAAATAAAACAGAAACCATATCCGGTGATTCGTTCCAGTTTCTCATATAGTTTTGAGTGCCAGGAAACTTTTCTATTCTTTTTAATTCTTCAGGCGTTAAGTCAGGAAATTGTTTTTGTAAATCAGATAAGTGTATCATCTTAACTTCACCTACGTAGTATAAATCTTGAAAATTAGGATCATCAGAATATGAATAAACTAAATTAGCAGGATCTACGTAGTCAACAGTTATACCATTTGACTTATTAAAATTTGTTTTTACAGCACCGATACCTAATACAACCAAGTCATATAGCATTCGTTTTTTAGTCTGTATGTATTTATTTTGAGCCATTACATTAGATATAGCTTCTTCTTCTGCTATTTCTATTGACTGCTTATAGCTAAGTTGCATGTGCAGACTTAACTCTTCTTTGTTTTCAGGTAAGTTTTCTGGAGCAGATGTTGTCCATAGATCCATACCTATTTGCTCTTGTGCTTTTTTAAGAAAAGATCTTGCTTGTATGTCTCTTAATAAACCTTCAGCATAGTTAGTTCTTTTCTTTTGTGACTCAGGATCTATAGCGTAAGCTTTAACGTCGTAATCTCTTTGTGACATACCATTAACAACAATGTCTACAAATTTAGGTATAATAGGAACAGGCTTCCAATCTAAATTAAGATAAGACAAATCACCGTTAATAGATAGTTCGTCTTTATATTTTTGTATAGATTGTTCTCCTCGAGCGTATAGTCTTAAGTTATGAAAGTTAGCAAAGTTCATGGAAAATCTATCTCCACCTCTATTACTTCTGAACCATTCGTACTCTATAGCTTGACCTACTCGAGTACCATACTCCAAACTCATCTTCTCTTCATCAGGTACTACCTGACTAGGGAAACCACTGTTGTAATTACCTTGAATCATTTATTTTATTATTTTAGAAAAATCTCCTTTATTATTATATTTCGTAAAACCTAAAGAAACTTTCTCTCTAATTATTTCATTTATTGGTCTATATTTATTTTTGTTACAAGCCATTATAGCAAGCCCTGAGCTTATAGATGCATCATGTTTTGTTCTATTGTTTATATCAAATTGTGCCCAGTCTTCCAGGGTTCTTTGAAAATACATGCTACCAAAAGTTTCACCTAGATTACCAACTTGGTTTTCTATATAAGTTTCTATTGCTGCAGCGTGCGCTTGTTTAATATCTTCACTAGAGTTAGGTATGCCACCAATCTCTCTTTCTGTTATTGATAACTTTAATTTATCAGGGCGATTCATAGAAAAATGTCTATAGCCTCTTCTTTTAAAGTAATACAATAATCTTGGTTTATTATTCTCTGCTAGTATTGGCATACCATAAAAATGACAAGCCATTAAAACATCTTCAAAGAATATCTCAGCAGTTTGTGGTCTAGCTATGTATTCTAAAAAGAAATGATTAGAAGGATGTTCATCCATACTAAATTTAGTTAAACCGTGTAATGAACCATTAGATCCTTTTCCATCAACGGTACCTGATATGTCATAGCTATCACACCCAAAAGCGCCAACGTGTTCGTTTGCAGGATACTTCATGTTAAATTTTATAAACACTTGGTTTTGTAAGTGTGCTGGTGGTATCCAAGATACTTTAAATCTACCTGTTCTATTAGGGACAAATATAACTTTAGAATCTTGTATTCCTTCTTCCCAATGAAAACTACCTGTTGTTACAGTAGAATTTTTTTCAACACCCTCGTTGTAATCAATTTGCTGGTATATCTTAGTTAGATTAAATAAAGACATTTTAGATTCATCTCTGAATGCGTGTTTTGTTGTGCGTGGAAATTGTCTATAAAATTCATTTAAACCGTCTTGGTCTTCCTTAAGACCTTCTACTTCATTATTCCAATATTGTATTACTCCTAATTCAATTTTGCCTCCATGAGGTCCTTGTACTGGTTTTTCTGGAGTATCGAAGACAGGCATTCCATAAGAATCAATGTATCCTTCGTAATTCCACTCCATAGGAATGAACAAAGAATAGAGTCCCGAACGAGTCTGTCCGTTGGCGTTTCGTTTGTTAACGTTTGAGTCTTCATATAGTTTTTTAAAATTTCTACCTCCTTTATCTAAAGCATTTGATGTTGATCCCATCATACACTTGCCAATAATCCTTGATCCTAACCTGAGGGTGGTTTTCGTAACCCTCCAGTTGTTGAGGATGTTGTTGGGCCTTTCCCATTTCCCGCTCTCATCGTGGACGAGGAGTTTGAGTTTCTCCCCATCGTAGGCGTTATCCCCCGTGTTCTTCCAGTCGATGGTCGTGTCGAGCCCGGCGAGATCCTCGGCTTTGTCGGAAGAGGTAATACTTCTTCTGGTAAACTTACTGGCTGGGACCCTGTATGCGAGTTCGGTCTTTGGACGGTCCATTCCGTCCTGGATCGGTTTGAAAAAGAAGGGATAATTAACGGATATTGGTACGACCTTATCAGTGAACATCTTCTTAGCATCGGCGCCAGATTTGGACAAAATCCCAAAACGTGCGTCGGTTGATATGGTCGCCATGTTAACGCATTCACCTGATGCCATAAACGAAAATCCCGAACGCCTGTTCTTGAGATAGGACATACCATAACACCGTGTATCTGCAACGCAGGCGGACCAGAATATGAAAAAGATACGGTTTGCCTCTCGAAAGTCTGGCTGCCCAACATCAATTTTGGACCACTGCAGGTACATATAATGAGTGCCAGTAACGTAAGTAGGAATATCTTTATTGATATACCAAAAACCTTCTTCACGGCGCTTGAACTCATTATCGATGTAGTCATAATATTTTTCTTTAAAGTCCTCAGGATATTCTCTCCAGTCGAAGACGGTTTTTATTTTCTTTAATACTTTTGGATAGTCAAATCTTGTCCATTTGTTGCTTTCAAACTTATGAACATCTGTTGCTTTAGGTAAAGCTATTTTAAGATTTTGTATTTCATACACTTCTCCAACTTGTCCAGTTTTAGATATAACAACTATATCGTGGTCCTTGTTATATCCATACTCCCATTTTTTATACCTATTCATTCTGTTGAGAATTTTAGGTTTAATATAGTTAGGTAATACTTTATATAGATTTTGTTCGTACATCACTTAGATCTTCCTTCAGCAAAACCACGAAACGTAGTTTCTTTTTTAACTTCTTTAGGTTTATCTTCTAATATTTCTTGCTCTGCAACAATACGATTGAGTATTTCAAAAGCATCGAATATAGCTAGCTTTTTTGTAGCTGCCGCGTTTTTTAATCTATCAGCTGATATATCTTCGTCAGAATCTACAATAGCTTCTTTAGCTACCTTGATTAACTCTTCTACGGCTACTTGCCCAGCTTGGATTATATTTAACTTTGTCTTCTTTATGTTCATACTTAATTACAATATCATTTGATTTCATACAATATAAAAGTTCTCCATCTAAAGCAAATTCCCATTCACGCTTAGGAGGAAAACTAACAACGTCCCCAGGCACTATTCCTAGCGCTTCTAAGGAGTTATTACCTATTTTTAATATACCAATAAGTTTTTTAGTTTTGTCTGTGCTAAATTTGTCATCGTTTTTTATAGGTTGAACAAAACATCTGTCATTAAATGACATCCATTTATTGTTTTTACTATATAAAAATACTTGATCTGGTTGAGCAAAATATAAATTATCTTTAAAATACTTAGCACTATTTCTTTCTCTACCTTTTATGTCATACCATCTTCTAAAAATGTTATGATGTACTATAACTTTATCACCGATTTTAATATCAGTTTTATAAGCTATAGGCAGAGCAACAACTATTGCTTCTCTACTTACATTTGTAAAGTCGTCTATCTTAGTGTTAGTAATAAGCGATTTATTACCTATTTTTATTTCATTATCATACCTTTCGTTTAAAGGTTTAATTATAAAATTATATATACTGTTCATTAATACTGTAAGTCGTATTCAACAGATATAGCCATGTTAGAGTTAAATTTCTTCCAAGGTAAAACTTCGTCTTCTTTTTTAATAAAAATATTATAAGATTTGTCTTGTTCGTCTAAAAGTATACTAGAAATCTCGTGACCTCCGTATACTTGTTGACCAACAGAATAATGCATCGCGTCATTCTTGTAGTCTGACCCGATGCTTATCTTTCTAATATTACTTTTTGTCATCTACAGGAAGTTCTGAAATCTCTCCAGTCTTTAAGTCTACTTGTACTTGACCAAACTCTTCTTCAAGTTCTTTTTTAAACTCTTCTACAAGTTTGTTACTGTCTTTGAATTGTTCTAGTAAAGAAATTTTCTGTACTTCAAGTGATCCTAGACCTAATACTAAGTCATTTTGTTTTCCTGTTAACCCCTGAATAGTTTTTAATTGTTTTTCAGAAATCATTTGTTTAGCTTCTTCTGCCATGTTGATTTAATTTAAATTGTTATTAATTAATTGTTAGTTATATAATTACATGTTTTAAGTGCACTTTACCTATTCAACTGGTGGTACTGGATTTTGCCAAGTGAAATATAAATCTTCATTTACTGGTGTAATTTGAGATTCTATGTTTGCAGCTATACTAGCTTGTATTGCTGGTACATCTAAAGAACCTTCTAGCCACCCGATAACTACAGCTTCAAAAGCTTCAGTATCTTCGTAAGGTACAAAAGGATCACCTGCTACATATGTATAACTTTGTGTTCCAATATTGCTGTCTGAATAAGTTCCACTGCTTGGTACAACTTCGGTACCCGTGTATCTGTAATGTACTGTGTAGATTACATTGTCTTCACCTTCTGCTTGAACGTGAGCGTTCATTTGTGGGATATCCCATTTGTAAGTAATTGCCATTGTTTATTTGTTTTGTTTTAATAATTCTATTTCTGCTTTTAATTCTTTTATAGCGTTTATCAATGTGAATGTTAACTCACTTGGGTTAAATGCTAGTAACTCTGTTTCTTCTATATCGTCTTCATTAAACAAGGCTTTGTAAGTTTCTACAGCATTAGGAAAAGCCGCTTGAACATCTTGAGCTATTACGCCAACTTGTTGTTTTTCTTCTGGAAGACCAGCTTTACCATTGTATTTATAATTTACTGGTTGTATAGCTAATATTTCAGCTAGACCTTTAGTGTAGTTTGTTATGTCTTTTTTAACTCTTTCATCTGAAGTACTAGACCAAGATCCGCCGCCAGGTTTTCTAGCTGTACCATCTTCTTCAAATTCAAATCTAGTAGTATTAGGTCCTTTGAAATAAATTTTAAGTTCATCAGAATAAACTGACATTGTAGTTGCTGCTGTAGAACCTGGTTCAAATTGAACGCCTATGGTTTGAGCGGTGTTTCTATTTCCAAAGTTACCACTTGAAAACATAGTACCAACAACATCTAATGTATAATCAGGATCATTAGTTCCAATACCAACTTCTCCAGTGTTTGTAAAAGTGGTTGAAAGTCCGTTACCTGGTGCAATTTGAAAGTCAACTGCTGTAAGTATGTATCCTGCGTTGCCTGTTGCTCCTGTAAACGTGTCGTTAACCGATCCGTTCATACCAAAGTGCGCAAAATTAGCAACGCCATCTTGTGTAAGTTCTAGTCTTGGATTACTATTTTCAACTGTATTATCTGTATCAGCCTTTATTTTTACTACACAATCTCCATTTGCGCCACTACCGCTAGTTACTGTCAATGAATCCATAGTATTTCCTCCGGTTGAAGAAAATCCCCCATCAACAGCGCAAAGATTTGAAACATATAAGTCTAATGTTGTTATCTGAGCAGCAACAGTTATACCACTTGAGCTTACTTCAAGACTATCAAGCCCGCCTGTTGTAATTTTAAAATTATCATCACTAGGGAAACCAAAATACGAATTAGTATCCCCATTGTGAACTATATAATCGTTAATAAGAATATTTCCGCTGGCTAGTATTTTTACATCGCTACTACCATTTGATATTATAAGATCGGCGTTTGATTTTCCACAATTTATTACAAAATCAGTACCTAATGTTATATCAGCATAAGCGTTAGTTGCATTTTTCCAGTTTATACCTAAATTATCACCTATATTTATATCACCAGTCATAGCATTTGCTACAGTGTTTCCAGCAATTGGTAAAAATGGACCACCAGCACCACCGCCGCCTCCATCTACATAAGCTTTAGTTACAAAATCATTTGCATTAACTGGTGTTATACCACTTACTAATCCTGTGAAAGTAGAAAGACCACTTGAATTAACATCAAATATTGGTACACCTGATATATCCGCTACTGCAAATATACTTCCGCTAAGATCATCTGTAACTGAGAATAATTGGCCCTGTGTTCCTTGTATGTCTAATTTAGCTAAAGGAGTTGTTGTTCCAATACCAACGTCACCTGCAAAATAGTTTTTACTATTAGCATCTACTTGTGATACGCCATACTTATTAAGTATTGTACCATTGTTAGTTGGTGTGTTTAAATATAAACCGTGGTATTCTTTTAAGTGACTACCAGAATCTATCTCAGCTGTTCCATAAAAAGAATAAGCTCTATCATCAAGATTAACAGAATTAGATCCCTCCATTTCTATTCTACCCTCAACACCCATATATTGCATATCAGCGTTATTGACAGTTATATTTCCTGACAACTTTCCAATTCCTTGAACACCTTTTGCAAGGTAACCATAGTCTCCTAACTTTTCAGCAACACCAACAAGACCAGTTGCAAAAACATTAGCTGATCCACTTACGCGTTGTGTAAATAAACCAGCAACAGGATATATATTGTTAGTAGAAACACTTCCAGTATGGAACACTTCAACTGTATTTGGATTTGCTGCTGTTTTAGTAAACGTGTCGTATATATCTAATTTAGCTTGTGGACTTGTTTCCCCAATACCGACGTTGCCGCCATTAAAATATGAATCACTTATAGTATTAATTTTTACTTTTATTACGTCGTCGTGATAAAGTAACATTAGAGTATCATCAGCACCTGTAGCCCCACTACCAGTTCCCAAGTAAACTATTCTATCTGATTCTTTTAGAATTTCTAAAGAAGCTGTTCCTAATAATCCATCTAAAACTAATTTTCTAGTAGGTGTAAGCATCCCAATCCCGACGTTGCCGTTTGCTACTAATAAACCGTAGCCACTAGAAGATGTAAAATAACCCGCAATTCCTGTAGAAGTTTGACCGTAGATACCTGTTCCTGCACCTGTTGATATACCCAATACTCCATAAGCAGAACCTTCTCCTCTAATACCTTGGTCAAAAACACCTGCAGTTCCATAAGCCTCGCCATAAATAGCTGCTCTTGATTGTCCAACTGAGCTTCCAACAGTTAATATGGATAAAGGTCCAGTCGTCCCGATCCCGACGTTGCCGCTGTTGGTTATTATCATAGCCTCAGTTGCTGGATCTCCTTCTACACCTGGTTCAATTGTTTTAAAACGTAAAGAACCACTACCACCAGATGCACCAGCTGTTGCGTATATACTAGCTGCAACATTTGGACTGTCATCAGTTGTATCATTGTTAAAAAACTGAATAGCACCTATTGTATCACCAGCACTTAAAGCTGTTGACGTGTTCTCTATGCGAATAATATTAGCATCAGTTGTGCCAGCTATATGTAATTTTGTTAAAGGACTAGTCGTCCCGATCCCGACGTTACCAGCGTTGGTTATAGAAAAAATATCTCCACTATTAGTTGTGACCCCAAAAGCATAATAAGAATTAGATGTCCCTGCATTAGAAACCCATAAATCTGGATTATTAGTTGGTGTCCAAGTATTACTGTTGGATAATGGATTTACTACAGACAACATTCCTATAGGATTAGTCGTCCCGATCCCGACGTTGCCTGTTCCAGATCCATAATAAACATCTTGACCGTTTCTTTGCCAGTTATTTACTTGAGTATTTGTAAAACTACCTGTCACAGATCCAAAAGCAGTAGTTTCCATACTTATAGCCCAACCAGTTTGCCAAGTTGATGCATTAGTATTGTTAAAACCAGCTTCAAAATTTGTAACAAATACTTTAGGATATTGCCAAACAGAAGTTAATTCACCTATGTATATACAGCATTTACTGCCATCGTGACCAAATCTAATTGTAAAGTTTCTGTCAAGATTTGCTTGAGATTCTATATATGCAAATTCAGCTAACCAACTTCCACCACCGGCACTATAATTATAACCCCCACAATGCAACGTAAATGATTCGTCTGTTGTATACTCATATACCTTGATAGTCATCCTCATCATCGTGGCTGTCCAGGTTACTGGTAGGGTAATTTTTATAGCTCCAGTTGTTCCTGAATTACCAAGTGAATTATTAGAACCTCCATATGGATGTAATAATCTAATACCTGAAACATTATTAAAAAACCCTTGGCTTGCTTCAACTCCTAAACTAAAATCAGCACTCGTTCCTACTAATCCGCCAGTTAGTGTCCCACCAGAAAGCGGTAAGTAAGGACCTGCACCAGAACCTGGTATTGTATTTGTTTTTACAATATTACCAGAACCGTCTGTTCCTAGTAAGTAAGTTGGAGTACCTGTGTTATTTGTGGAATCGTAAGCGTTGAATTTTATTCCACCTAAATCTAAAATACGCATTCTTTCTACGCCTCCTGTTTGAAAAGCAAAAGCAGCAGTAGTGTCAGTTGTTGTAGACGCGTCTAAAACTACTCTATCACCACCTGTACTAATTGATAATTTTTTTAGATTTTGACCACTACCTTCTGATCTAAATGAAGCTATATTAGAACCTCCGCTTACAATAAGTTTATGAGTTGTAACGCTAGTCGTCCCGATTCCGACGTTGCCGCTACTTTTGATTTGCATTTTAGTGCTACCATTAATCCTAAATAACGTTTCGTCTAAAGAATCAATAATAATATTTTCTCCCGCTGAGCTTTGTATTAATAGATTATCACTTGCATCATCGCCAATAAAATGACTATCTCCAAAAGTAATATTACCTGCAAAAGTTGCGTTTTGTGATGCGTCTAATACAAGCGCGTTTAATGCTAATGTTTTGAATGTTATTTCATTCGCAGCAGAACGTTGAATATAAGTATCTGTATCTCCAGTCCAAGTATAAACACCACTAGATGCGTTTACAATGTCATTACCAGATGTTATTTTTCCTGCAAAAGTTGCGCCAGTAGAAGTAATTCTAAGTCTTTCAACATCTGCACTGTTAGCAAACATAAAGTCGGCATTAGTAGGACTTGCTTGCAAAGCTCTAAATATCATACCCCAGTTAGCATCTGAGTATATAGCTCCAGCATTGTATCCTCCGCCGCTGCCTATTGTGATACTTCCACCGCCAATTATATCACCTGCAAAAGTTGCGTTTTTACTTTGGTCTAATGTTAATACTTTATTGATTACTCCACCACCTTCTGTATAAAATTCAAGATTAGAAGCATCAAGATTATTAGTAATATTACTGTTAGCAATATAAGAACGTCCTCGACCTGTAATACCTATAGCTATAGCTAAACCATCTCCTGCCGCTACGTTACTTGTAGGATAGGTAAGACTAAAACCAACAGCAGAACCATTATCAAGATTTGTTGTATTTAAAACTCCAACATCTGTTGCTCGCGGTATACTTACATCATCACCTGAAAAAGTTATAGGAGAATTAGTTAAAGTGTTTGATGTTCCAGATCCTGCCCATCCAGCTACAGTACCACCTGTACCAATTCCATCTAACACAGAAGAGTTATCAATTTTTTGCCAAGCATCAGTAGCACCTACTTCTACAAACACAGCCCAGTCACCAACTTTCCAGTCAGTTATTCCATCTAAATTTGTTGAACCATCAACTGATACTATATAGAAATTACCTGTTGTACCAACTCCACTTGCAAGTGTTGGCGTGTTTGTTGCAGCGTTCCATGTTCCTTGGAATATTAAACCTGCAGGTATTAAAGCTATTTTATTATTTACATAAGCTGTAGTAGCAACCGTGTCGTTGTCTACAGAATCAACTTGTGTTACAGCTAATACACCAGTACTTATTGTTCCGCTAGTGTGACCGCCCTGTAAATTACCTATGAAAGTTGTTGCAGTTGCAGAACCTGTTACAGTAATATCACCTGCAGTTATTGAATTAGATAAATATAAATTACGAGGTCTGTTTGCGCCAGATGCGCCAATATCATAAGCTGCATCCGCGTTTCCTAATAAATCACCTTTTAATTTAGTGTTAGTTGCGCCTATATCTAATCTTGTAAAACTTGCGGTTGTTCCAGTTAATGGTCCATCAAAAGTAGAAAGTCCACTTGAGTTGACATCGAATATCGGTACACCAGATATATCTGACACAGCGAATATAGATCCGCTTAAGTCGTCGGTTACTGAAAACAGTTGCCCTTGAGAACCCTGTATATCTACAACAGTTCCACCTGATGCGCCTGTGACAATTAAGCCTTTTTTTATTTTAAATTCGTTCGCCATATTATTATTATCTTTTTTTCAATATCCAAAAAGTTGTTATTCTATAATCCAAATCTTGATTTTAACGCATTATAGTCTTGAGCAATTTCTGCCGCGGTTAGTTCTCTGTTATAATGTGATACACGAGCTATTTTACCGTCAAAATATCTTGCTCCACTATAAGAATCACTATCAGGTCCACCAATTAAAACACTTGCGCTACTTGAGTTTCCTATTACTGTAATAGACGTACTTCTATCTAAAGCTCCATTAATGTAAAACTTTAATGTTTGAGCTGATCTATTAACAACTATAGCTCCTTGAGCCCAAGTGTTAGCAGGTATTTGTGCTGTTCCACTAACTCCGTAATCTCCACCGCCTGTTCCTCCATTTGTAGTATTACTATACTGGTAAAACTTTAATCTATAATTAGCTATAGTTAAACCCATATTTATATTGTTTCCTACAACGTTTCCAATAATAGGGTTAAAACTATTATCAGATGACTCTATATTAAACCAACCAATTCTTGTATAAGCATTTTGCGTGTTTATACCCGTGTAGCCAGAAGTAGATTTTAAATTATCTGGATTATCTTTCTCCATATCTACGTGCGCTATACCCGTTGTAACAAAAGTAGGGGTATTAACATCTGGTATAAATGTTATTCCAGAAATTAAACAAGTTGCTGTTGTGCCTGAACCTGGATATGATTTTTCACTTGCAATATCAACTACAAGTTCTAATCCATCTGTTACTATGTCTGGTCCTACGTACATTATATAAATCTGTTTTTTAGTGCGTTATAGTTTTGTAATACTTCAGCTGCGGTTAATGCTGTATCATAAATTTGACAAGCTGCTATTTTTCCATTTGTGTATCTTGAAGAACTATTACGACCTAATGTTAAACCTCCTTGTATGTTAGCTACAGAAACAGTACTATCACCTGTTGTAGAAGCTTTAAATACCCCGTTCATATAACACTTCCAACCGTTAGCGCCTGGTGTTGTTGTTACCGTTAACAAGTTCCAGTTTGTGCTTACTTCTGTGTTATTAGCAAACACTTGCGATACCCTTGATGTTCTAAATATATCTAAATAAGTATATCCATTATTATAAAACCATAAATTACCATTACTATTATTAAACCCACTGAGTTGTATTATCCCACTTGTGCCAACACCGTTTACAGTAGCATCATTTTTAATCCAGATACATATACTTGCTTCAGTGCCTCCGTGTAAAGCGGTTATTAAGCTTGCTGGAAGACTTATATAATCATCTGATCCATCAAACTCCCAAGAACCACCATTAGCGCTGCTAAATGCCACTCCATTAACTAATGTTATGGATTCAGAATTTATTAAATCAGTGCCTGTAGTTCCTGATCCTGGATAAGACCTCGTACTCCCTGCATCAATAGCAAATACTAATCCGTCTGTTATTATGTCTGGTCCTCCGAATGCTCCCATATTATTCTGGGGGGTTTGGGTCAGTCCATTCTGGAGTAGCCATTATCACTAGTATCTCTTCGTGGGTATAAGGTCCTTCGTATGAACTTAATGTTGATACAAATGAAGGTTCTGCACCTTCCCACTTTAATACTGTTTGTAAACCATCAACTGATAGTCTAACTGTTTGTTCTGATGTCTCTAACACTTGATTGAAATCAACCAACGCTATTTCAGACATATTTATTGTAATGTATGTTATCATAATCCAAATCTTGATTTTTGTGCGTTAAAATTTTGTGATACCTCTGCTGCAGTGAGTGCTGTGTTGTATAATTTAATATTAGAAACTTTTCCGTCTAACCATTCACCTAAATTAGGATGTCTTCCTACCGCAGGATAATCATTAAAACCCCAAGACAAAGCACTACCTTTTGTTGCTCTTAATACACCATTAACATAAACATATGCATTGTTAGAGGTTTTTATAGCCACTATATTAAACCATTTACCAGTATCTGTTGCAGATGTAAAAGCTACTCCTGTATTACCCCAGCCATCTCCAAAACGAATTACAGGATTTGCAGCCGTACCTCCTCCTATTCTTGTTGTGCCTAAAAAACCATCAGAATAAGTACTTCCGCCAGTTCTCCACCAAGATATAATTTCATCGTGTGCGCCAGTAGCTGCAAACGAGTCCCAATTTACCCATACGTCTATTGTAAAATTAGTTATAGTATCATATTGACTAATTCCTGGAACTAAAAAATTATTACCAAAAGTTATGTAATCATCAGCGCCATCAAATGTCCAACTACCTCCGTTGGCACTATCAAAACCAACTCCATTTGTTAAGGTTCCATTACCAACACCAGTTATAGCAGTAACCGCAGTGCCACTTCCTGGATAAGATCTTTCTGATCCTGCATCTATAGCGTATATTAATCCGTCTGTTACTATATTTGGTCCTCTATAAAATCCCATTATATTGCTCTTATTAATGATTTAAT